ATGAATTTTAACTTACATCATTCAAATGGTAATCTAATTGACATTAGACCTATAAATAATCATTATATAACTCTTACAGATTATATCCTTTTTGATTATTATTTCATGGCGACAAGATTTACACCAAATAGTGAAGAAATTTGTCTTAAATTATGGACAATAATTATTGATTCAAATGATAATAAATATGCAATGCGGAGTTATCATATAGGTCACTTTAGCCAATGGGAAAATGTTATTAAAGAACGTATAATTAAACATTTAAATAGCGTTCATTTGTCCGATTATTTAAATAAAATACTACCAAAAATTGAAATAAATAAAAAACATCATATAATAAAATGGGATTTCGCAAGTAATGGAAATAAAATTGGTATTGATGGTAGTGATGAAATTTTTATAAGAGAAGTCCACATTAAAAAAATATATCTATAAATAAGTTAACCTTATATATAAGTTAAAAACTATCAACAAAACTTATTATTAGATATTTTTATGGGGGTAGAATCGATTATTAGGGTTAATGTGGTGGTGTTATATAGATTGAAAATAGTTAAACCCTTAGAAACGCTTAAAATGGATAGTGTAAAAAAGCAATGTGGGGCGAATCACCACCCCACATCTAGTCAAATTAATCATCACATAAATCACTAAATGATGATAGAGCAAATATAATGATTACCTATTTCTTAGGTATATTTTTTTCGCTTTTCTCTATATTAACTCTTTGTGAAGGAGTTGTACTAGGTATGCGACTATTATTATTACTTGGTTTAGGGGAATTATTCCTTGAATTATCTGAGTTATTTTTATCCATGTTCTTAGTTTTTAGCAATATACTAAATTTATCAATGATAACATAGTGAATAATGCTGCCGCAATAACGATGCAATTTAACCCCCAGCGTAAATCATTAGTCTGTGAATTGATTATATTTTTATTGTGATTGAAAGAATCCCTATTTATTCCAATCTCAAATAAATAAATATCCTCAACCTTCTTTTCAACCAATTCATCATATAAGTTTGGATTTATACCAGATTGATAATTTCTATTTATTAAACACATCAAAAAACAAACTAATCCAATAAAGTTTAATAAAATGGTAATTGAAAAGAAAAAGAACCAAATTTTGTTTGATTCTAAACTTTTAAAAACACTAAAAGAAAGAGGTATGAATAACGAACAAATCGACAATAGTGTTCCAGACTTGCTATGATTTGAATCAATTACACTTAACTGGTAATTTAATAAGTCTCTTGACCTTTCGGCAATTATTTGGGAAGATAATTCCCCTTTATTTTTTCCCATACACTTAATCTTTTAATAATCGCATCACTTGTGTGGCACTAAAATCTTTACCCCTACTAGTTTTGAAGTTATTATTATTCAGTTCAACTGCTATATTATTATAACTCATGTCTTTGTCTCTTAATAGCTTTGCAAATGCCTTAGCCCTTTTATAGTGGGGGTTTGTTTCTTTTTTTAATTTACGTGCTGCAACGCTCTTTTCAACATCGTCGGGGCTGAATTGGTAACTTCCCCCTAGTTTCACCCCTTTCTTCTTAAGTTCTGCCAGTGCTGCCTTTGTCCTATCGCTTATGGTCTTGGCTTCATTTTGGGCAATACTTGCCATTATATGAATGGTTAATTCATTTGCATCTGGCATATCACATGCAACGAATTTCACACCCCTATTTTGAAGCGTTGTAATAAAGTTTAAATCACGGCTTAACCTATCTAACTTGGCAATCAATAAAGTAGCACCAGTGCTTTCACATTGTTCAATAGCCTTAAGCAATTGGGGTCTTATTCTTTTCCGTGTACCAGTTTCCTTTTCGGTATATGAAGAAATCACCTTATCATTAGATTTTAGGTAATTATCAATCATTGTTTGTTGGGCATCCAGCCCCAAATTTTGATCTTTTGTTGATACTCTTAAATAGCTTATATACATGCTCATAAATTCAAAGTTAAACAAATGCCCCCACATTGAAGTGTGAGGGCTTAAAATCCAATTAATTTAGGTTGTATGTCTGTTTGGTTTTAAACTCATTAGCCCCATAGGTATCTTTTATCTGGTTTAATGTCTTATTGCTTCTACCTTTTTGCTTGTAATCGATAGGGGAAAAATACCAGTTCTTTTTTTGTCTTGCCCATCTGGCGTTGTTCATACCCTCAATGTTGATAGACTTAATTAATTCTTTTTGCTCATACATTGCACCTGTAACCAAGTCTTCAAGCCAAATGAAGCTACCAACAAATGAGATTTTTATATTAGTTAAAGAATCGAATTTCTTAACGGTGTTGTAAAACTTTTCAGCATTAAAATCTTTGTCAGCTTCATAACCAGTGTTATACTTTAATTGGTTACTTACAACCTTAAATTCTTTCAACATTGCAACAAACGTGCTGTGAGAATTGAAACCTGAAGTATCAGGGTGCAATTTTAAAGATAACTTTCTGAATAATGACTTTGCTTCATTTAGGTCTTTTACATCTTTGAAATAATTCATTTTAATTGTGATTTATGTGATTATTAATTTGACTACTTCAAAGATATAACAAGTCATTACATTTACCAAACGTTCGTATGATTAATGTAATAGAATTTATTTATGAATAATAGTAATTTATTATAATAATTGTTAACCCCCACATAACAAGGGCTGGCGGTTTATTTGGTGGTGAAAATTGGTGAAGTGTTGGGGTTTTTTATTAGGTGTGGTTATAAATGGGAAATGTCGGGGCTGGTTGGTGATTTGTGGTGGTGGCTCGCACGTGTGAGAGTGTAAAGACCTTAAAACTAACAAATGTAAAGTAGACTTTATACTACTATTTAATTAATTAGGAACCAGAAAATGAATACACCTGTAATTAGTACATTTAAAAATGTTAAAAATGATGCCCATTTAAGTTTTCTACGAATTCCTACTATTTTATTATTTTCCTTTTCATATTCCTTAAATACATGCATAAACTCATTAGAGGTTTTTTGATCGTTCCGATCTCCTAAAACCAATTTTTTCTTCATAATCCCAAAGGCAACACTTATCTGTATCTCTCTGTCATGTATTTTATATTTAATATATCCATTCAAACAAATACCTATAAAAACTGAAATAAGAGGGGTCAAAAAATAAGGTGGAATATCTTTATCTGCTATGAAGGATATTAAGCCAGCAGCCAATCCCAGTGTTATACCTAATAACCAATTTGAATAATTTCTTATTGAATCTTCAGCTCTTTTTGTAAAATTATATGCTTCAAATAATTCATCAAATGTTTTTTGTTTTCCAATTGTATCCATAAAGTAATCTGATTTGGTAGGGGTTTATTTAAATATATGAACTAAAAAATTCTTATTAATATTTTGATTTTTCTATTAAGTTTATTTTTCCATTCTATTTTAATGAGTACCCTTACATTTCTTAAGACCTGATTGCAGAAATTTATAACCTTCATAATGATAATCATTGAACCACTACTTAACAACCATCTATTCAATTCTTCCATAATTCTTAATTTTAATATGATGGTTTAAATCTATAAAGACTTCACACAAATTAATTTGAGTGTAACTATTTAAATATCAATAAAAACCCCCATAACAATTAAGCTATGAGGGTCTGGTTACATCAATTATTTATCTTTAAACAAATAGTCAGCCAAATTTCTTCCCAACTGTTGTAGAAATGTCACCACTGGAATTAAAATCAAATTTATAGCTGTAGTGATGATAAATAAATGTAATGGATTTTCAAGAATTAATCTTAAGTTTTCCATTTTGTAATGATATTAAAAACAGATTTGAAACCTGTTTAAATTAATAGTTGAACAGTTTCATTGATGAATAATACCCCTCATATTGAGTTATATTATAAATGTTCCTAAATCAACGTTTTACCTTTTTCAAAATTATTATTTTATTAATGTTCTATAAGTACCGATTCTTGTTATTTATAAACAGGGAATGTTAATAACTGATTGATTGTATTCTTCCCCATATTTCTGCGAAGCCTTTAATATTATTTTACGTTAATATCCAACCAAGGATTGTCAAAATCACTGTTGAAACTATAGTAATAACTTTATAATTTTGTTCAATAAATTGTTTAAATTTTGAACCATTATTCATTTCTTTTTTAATATTATTTATATAGTTAACTGCACCAGAATTAAATGCTTCATCAAAATATATATCCTTTTTGAAACAATTACCATCCCTATATAATACACCCAACCATTCTAAATCTTCAAGTACTTGTAATTTTTCAGGTTCTGAATTTTTAATAGTAATACTATTTACCCCTTCCATTTCACCCAATATATCATCCATTAACTTCAATTTCGAAAGCGAATAACCATCACGGCTAATTTCCATTTTCTTACCCAATAAACGAACTTCGTTTCTTGCTTTTACTTGTTTTTCATTTATCAATATCATGTACAATATTTTTAACTGTACCATAAATATAATATCAATTTTTTTAACAATTATGATGAATATTAATCAACTTTACAAACCCTTCCTAGATAATCAACCCCCATAACATTTAAGCTATGAGGGCTTTAATAATCACAATAACACAATTAATAAAAATATGTATTGTATTATTTATCCTTATGGTTATTAAATTCGATTGTTATTGAAAACCGAATTATAAATTTTTTAAAAAAGTGTTTTAAGAGATAAATTAAACCTAACAATAAAAAATTGGTCAAATTTTTTAAGAAAAATTCAAAAACTAGAATAACAATACTTTCGTCCATATTATAAACGCTTATTGTAATGATACTACCCCCAAAAATATCACCACATTATACATTTATAATTAATGGTTTTTAAATTTAAATCCACTTAAAGCGGGGGTATGCTATTTAATATTGTTATTCGATCAAAATTTTTTATGTAAATCTCTATCGAATGATATTTGATAAGTTATAGATTGATATGTAATCTATAATAGCAAATATATTTAAAATTTTTAAAAACATGCACAATCCTAAAATTTTTCTATCTTTGTAGAATCGAAGTTGCTGAACAAATATCATCCCTTCTAGCAAACTGCATCGCTATCATTTCCACGTTAATTATTGTTGGAAAAAAAGTTGAAGAATTTTTAAAAAAAATAAAATTTTTTAGGTACACTTGCAGCCTTTTTAACAAATAGGTTGCCACTAATCTAAAGTATTGATTTAAAGCATGTTACATTTTATACACAAGGTCATTTTTTAAAAATTATTTTTTCAATCTGCATTTCATTTTTTATCTTTTAAAAACTCGCCCTGTTTTCAATCGTATTAACTCTCGTTTGCGTGTTGTTTATTTCTTCAACTGAAACCTGTGGTGCTGGCAAGCTGCTGTTAGCTTCTGCCACCTTTGCTGCCAATAAATCATAATTGATAAGTTGACCACTTACAACACTACTATTATCTAACATACCACCGCTTGCAAACTTTCGACCACCACCAGCAACATTAATGGCACTTAAAAGCGGTGCAAACATTCTTGTACTTCTTTTATTAATTACGGCTTCTTCACCTTCCAATTCACCCCAAGGTGTTTTAATTCCACCTGCTGCATGGCTTGCGCCTTTTAAAAGACCACCTTTTGCAAAACGTTTACTATTATTTTCTTCTTTTTTACTTTTATTAATACCTTTTATACCGTTTACCGTTTGTGCTGTAATTGTTGCCAGTTGAATAGCTCCTTGCGCAGCTATTATACCACTCCAAGGCATACCACCTGTAAGCGGTGAAGCTGCTATTGCTGCTGTTACACCTTGTGCCGTGTTTATAATGGCTCGTGTTGCTGCTATTCCCTGTTCAAAAATTAATAAAGCCTTTTGAGTGGCTGCATCTTCACCAGCCAATTCATTTAATAAACCTGAAAGACCTGCTGCAATTGAAAATCTTGCATTTGCAATGTCTCTTTTATGTTGAAGGGCAATTTCATCACGCTTCTTTTCATCGGCTAATCTTTGTTCATCCCACTTCTTTTGGGTGGCGGTGTATTCCTGATTATATTTTGCATCAAGAAGTTTTTGCAATTCAGCTTTTCTTTCGGCTGATAGCTGCATTCTTTCCAGTTCCGCTTCCTCTCGCTCCCTTTCAATGTCTAATTTCTTAAGTTCCCTTTCTTCATCACTGGCTAGATTATTAAGATATAATTCATTTTCTAGTGCTTGCTTACGTTCATTAAAAGCTTCAACCCTTGCAAGGTCGGCTTCTGCCATTTGCGCTTGCTTTTCCCTTATATCATTTTGTAATTTTAATGAAGCGGTTGCATACTCTGTTTCAGATATTAATTTATTTTTTAACTTATAGTCAAGAATTTCTTGTTCCTTATCCGCATTGGCACGCATTTGGGCAATTCTTTCTTCATCTGAAGTATTCTTAAGTCTTTGTTGCTCTTGGTATAATGCATACTCTTCTTCAAGCTTTGTGAGATTGCTTTGAATGGCTTCATCCCTTATCTTTTTTCTAGCATCATAACCAGCTTTAACAATACTATTAAGCTTATTTTGTTGGGTTGTGATTGCTTCTTCTTCTGCTGCAACTGCATCATTTATTTGTGCCAGCTTTTCAGCCAGTTGGGTTGCTTCTGCATCACTTGTATCATTTGCTTGTTGCTGAAGACGTATAAGGTCAGCTTCCAATTTTAGACGGTTGGTAGCATTCTTTGAAATTTGTTCTTGAATTTCAATTGACCTTCTGGCTGCTGCTTCTCTTTCAGCTTGACTTTTGGTTTGATCTTCTGCTAATCGGTTCTGTTCTTTGAATTCCTGTCTTAATTGTCCTTGTGCTTTTACATATTCAGCTTCGCCCCTGCTTAGTTCTTCAGTTATACGTTGAATTTCATTACCTCTTTTAATTGCAGTTGCAAAAAAATCTGAGGTTTGTTTACCAATATTTTTTACTTTATCGGTTAGGTTTTCAACCCCTGTTGCAGCTTGTAGCACACCATCACCAACACCTGACCAATCACCAGATAAAAAGGAATCAACAATTTTTCCAAGTGCCGTGAATCGGTTGATAAGGTTGGTTTTTATTGCAGTTCCAATGTCACTTATTAACTGCTTAGGATTTGAAAAAGCTTCAAAAATTGCTTTTCCAAAATCCTGTACAACACCTAGAAGACTATTGAAGATTTCACCTAGTGGTGTAAGCACACGGTTAACTTTATTAATACCATCTTGGGTGCTGGTTAAGTAAGTTATTAAGGAACCTAAAACCAGTACAATTGCACCAATACCAGTACTTGCTAAGGCAATTCTAAAGGCTTTCATTGCCCCAGTTGATTTACCTACCACAACATTCATTACACTTTGTGCTGTGGTTAATGTTTTGGTTGAAACGGTATAAGCCCTTTGAAGACCAGTAGCTTCAAGAATATCATCTTTGTAATTGCCGATATTCATTTTTAGCTGAACTTGCTGGTCTTGGTTTTCCTTCATAAAATCAGTATTCGCATCAATTTGCTTGTTGATTTCTTGAAGGGCTTTTTTTCCTTCTTCTGTAGCTAGATTTAAATTTGCTCTGGCTTGCCTAAGCTTTTTATTATTTGTCTCGGCTGCTGCAAGACTTTTAATTTCTTGGTTAAGAAGATTATTTAGATCTCGATTACCATTTTCAACTTGTTGAAGTGTTTTAAGTTGTGAATTATATTCAGTTTTTAAGCTTTTTAAATTAGCTTCATTTTGAATGAAAGTCTTGCTAGTTGTATCGCCAGCAGCTTTTAAAACCTTTTGCTTTGCTGCCAGTTCATCAACTGATTTTTTTGTTTTCTCTAATTCACTAAGTAATTTTTTCGGGTCTAAACTTAACTCGGCTATTTTTATTTTTTCTGCCAATTCTCATAATTCTTTATTTATTGTGTTATTAGCTTATTCGCTTGGTATTTCATTTGTGTGGTCAAATACATTAACCGTCATTGTATCGGTATCGGTTGCACCAAATTCATCGGTAACTGTTAATTGAATCGTGTAATTTCCCCCATTCCTAAAATCGTTAGGAATTAGTAAATATGTATTACTGCTTGAATCGTTTTCAATACTACATGTATGGCCACTTGGGGCTTGAATAATTGACCACCGTAAACTTACAATAGTTGTATCATCGGTACTATTTGATGCATTCAGGCTTGCAAAAAATGGTGGTGTTTGTTCTTGCCCACTAAATATCGTTACATCAACATCATCCCCAGCATTTGCCACTGGTGCTGTATTATTATATTTTCTAACCTTTACAGTAAATTTACCCACCGCATTACCATATTTCTGACTTCCACTATCCGCAATTTGATATTCAAATGTTGCACTATGGGCATTGGTTAAATTACCCATATCTTTTACAACCAAATCATAATTACTTATAAGTATGTCTTGTCCTTCAATTACTTCAACACCATTGTTATAAAGTTTTATATCTGGGTTTTTTCCGCTATTAAACTTTATTGAATATGGGTTGTCATTTTCAGGGTCGCTTAATTCTGGTGTGGCATATTCTGTGAAATATTCAATAGCTAAATTTCTTTCATCGGTGTAATTCATTGTATATGTATAATCACCAATTGATGAAGGTGGTTGATTTTCACTGAATTCATTTAACTCAATTAATTTAACCTTGCTAACTTCATTTCCTGCCTTATACTGTACATTATTTAAATAATAATATTTGCCAGTTTGTTGCAGATATTTTAATCTGAAAAAATCTAAATTATAGATATCAACTTCATTTAAATATGCGGTTGCTTCAACCTCTTTAAATGTGTTAATTGCCAGCCCATAAGCCTTATAATAAACATTGAGGAAATATTGCATTTCCATATTCTCTAATGATAAAAAAGGTATTTCACCAGTATATGTTACAGCAGTTGAATCATCGAAAAATGAAGCATGCAAATTTCGATTTTCTATATATTTTATTCTAAAGGTTGAAATGTCTGCTTCTTTGGGTTGAATTATGGTTTTCCCATCTTCATCCTTTTCTTCCCATACTTCAACCAAATAAAGCGGTTCACCGAAATAATTTCTTAGGCTATATGGTATAGTGTATATACTACCAAATAATGTTTTTGTAGCATCTGCATTGCTGTTATCCATAATTAAACTACCATCGTGACTTGGTATTTTTATTTCTTCAGCATAAGAATATTTGGCTGTATTTTCTTGGGCATATTTCACCCCATAACTTTCCTTATTTATACTAACTAATTTTTCAGACCAATCTTCAGCATTTGATCTTGCATTAAGTAGTTCTTCAAATTGAATAAAAGTATAATCATTACTCCCCTTAATAGGCTTTAGCACAAGCCCATAGCGTTGCATTATATCCTTTATAATATCAATTTGTGGGGTATCACCCATTATTTCATTGAAGTCAATTAAAAATCCCCCTGTAACCAAATTAAATTGCACTTCAGCACTTGCGGAATAATTCACAAAATATTGGTTATCAATAGTGTTTTCACCTCCGTTTATATTTTCTGGTGAAGAATTGTAACCTGTGTTTGTACCACAAATTTTAAATCTAATTGTATCACCAGCATTTACACTAACTGTTAAATCTATAGTGGTCGATTGTTGGTAACCATCCAATGGAAATGATTTAATTATTCTGGTGGTGTTTAAAAGTGCTTGAAATAAGTTATACCCTTGGTTACTCGTATAATTTAAATCAATTAATAAATGATATCTACCAGCCTGAAGAAATGTAATTTCACCATTTTGCCCAAAACTTAAATAATCATTGGTTATAACTGTATTGTAACTAAAATCATAATCGGCTTGAAAAATAAAATCGTTTGACCTCTGGTAAACGTTAGCACTATCAGTTTGATATTTACCTATGTTGGTGTAATTTGGTTCAATATCTTGCACTTCATAACCTAATGGCGGTGTAATTACTTCTGTTTTAAAATCTTCATTTTCATTAAAAAATTCACCATAATAATTTACATTAACCTCTTTAAAAATCTTATCCCATACAGTATGAGTAAATAAACTTGGTACTTGTCTTTCAAGCCTTATACCATATCTACTTATACCAAAATCACCAAGTGCATAAATGTAACCTTCGGTGTTATTAAATGAATTGGTGAAGTTCGGAACGTTCAAAAAATGGTTTAAATCTGAATAATTTAAATCACTTATTGTCTTGCCTTTCAACCGTTCAGACAAATCAATAAGACCATCATAAATCACCACTTCATAAACATCACTGGTGGCTTCTATTACCGCTAAACCATTAATAATAAGTGGTATTCCATTAACGCTGTAACTACAAGGTAATTCCTTATAAGGCGCACGGCTAGTGTTACCAATTACACCAAGAAATTCAAAGATTAGTTTATTGCGGTCAGTCATAGGTAATTTAACCGTATTTGAATAATTACTTTGACGGTCAGAAGCACTACCCAAATCATTTATTTGAAGGGTACGATTGATTGTATTTGGTATAATATCAACCAGTTGATTTGATATTCTAAGTTCTTCAATATGCATTAATATTTTTGTGTTTGAATTTCTGGTAATTCTATATTTATAGTTACCTGATTTCTGGTGCGCTTGCTGCTATAATTGATATTTCTGGTGGTCACTTTAACATCTATCCAATCACCTATTGAATACGGTTCAAACTCAGAAAACATCACAACCATTGGTGATGTAATTAAACTTTTTAAATGTCTTATTTCTTCAGCAGTTGCAAGGGTTTTAAGCTCAATTTCGGTGCTACCTTCTTTACCAGTTGGTAAGGATAAACCCCGATTATTATCATATATATTTTCAAAAAAATTAGTACCCATTCTATCTATTTCACTACCTGAATAAGTCTCTTTCCTTTCGCTATTAAATAACCAATAACTATAACCACCTTCAGCGTTTAGCCATTTCAAATACACACCACATCTGCCAGCTTCTTTTCTTATATCAATTGAAGTCTTAACGTTATCATTTACCTTTACATCTACCCTATTTAAAAGGTCTGGCAAATCCATAAAATTGGTACTATTCCAACTTGTATTGCCCTTATCAAAAAATATTCTGTAGGGGTGGTCATCAGTAGTTTCAAACGCTGGTGAAGTATCGGTTGTTCTTTTATTATAAAAGGTTAAAAAGTCACCGTAATTGATATATCTAAATTGTATATCAAAAGGAAAACCTTCAAAATATCTTACATAATAATTTACACCGTCATTTGATGGTAATAGCAATTGATATGGGTTAGAATATAGTTTATCTCCATATTGTTTTACTCCCCTGGTAAAGCTATAAGTGTTGGTTATACTTTCACTGCTGCTATCACCATATACTTCAATAATTAAATTAAATTCAAAGGTTAAATTTTCATCCGCAAATCCCCAGCCCTCATAATTTGGGTTTATTGTGTCTAAAAATTTATTAGTGTTACCAATTGATGTGGCTATATGTTTTAAATTAAACAAGTAATTACCTTGTATATTGGGATAAATCGTAAAAGTATATGGCAGGTTTTCTATTTTTAAAACCGCCTTATTATCATTGTTGTATGTTGTGTTAAATGATATATAACTATCATTATAAGCTGGGTAAAATGGTGTCGGTTCTTTTGTTATGTTAATCATATATTACTTGTCAATTTTTTAAACTCTACTGTTATTTCATTGATGAATAGATCAACATTGAACTGAATTACTTTTTCAATGATTGCATCAATTCGTTGGGGTGTAATTATGCGGTCATAAATGGGTAAATGATTTTCTTTTTTTGTTCCCTCTGCTGCTATTTTTTTGGCTATTGCCCATGCAAGACCGCTTGCATTTGCTGAAGCTGCCAGCCCCTTATTTATTACCCAAGTTTCAATCGCTTTAACTGGTGGCATTTTTCCTGCCTTACGTCCTGCCAGATAGCCGTAACCCCACAATTGAACTGTATTGCCATTGTTGGAAAAAACGGCTTCCAGACCTTCCCCAAATTGCCCTGAAGTCTTTTTACCACTATCTTCATACATGGTTAAAATATCTTCAATAATTAAATCAATTTCTTGTTTAATTATTTCATTACTATTGTTCATGGGTGATTGAATAACTAACTATTACCCCATCAAAATTTTGATTGAAAAGGTTTATTATTTCGGTGGTGTTCCAGCTATCAATGACCAAATCTGTACAGGCTAATGAATCTGTAATTATCTTTAATTTTTGTTCTAAAAGTGGTCTTATTATTTCTTCAAATTTATGTTGGTAGTCATCTGCAAATTTACTTTGCTTGACCAGCATAAAAGTGCCGTTATAAGAAGTGCTTAAAAGGTTACTATATTCATCAAATTGGTTGTTTGATTTTATGGGGTCGAGAAATAGAAAAATCTTATCTAAATCGGCATTTCCCCTATTTAAATTTTGAAAATCCCTTCTGGCATAAATAAATTCAAAGTCATTTGTTTCACTTATTATTTTTAGTTCGTTATACACTATTATTTTTAGTTTTTATTTTCTCCATATCCCCTTGAATATCAGACTTAATGCGGTCTAATCTTAACTTATTGAATACGGTTATATATGGTAATTCAATTACCTTTTGCCACTTCAGAATGTCACCATTTGCTAGTGAATCAATTGTTGCAATTGCACCCATTTTACTTAACCTTTTTGAACCTTCTACCAACTCCCATTTAGGGTCAGAATGTTTGGGTGTTAACTCCCTTTCTTCCAGTGCTATAAGGTTTTCTAATTGCTTGGTTATACTATTGAGTAATGCATAAAATTCAGTGATTTTCATTTTAAGAAATTCATCTTCATTTACATCATGCATACACTTATAAATAGTTGGTAAATAGTCTTCATTGCCGAAATTCTGTTTAATTTCATCAACTTCATTAAATGTCAGCTCTGTTATATGCTTCTTAGTTTCAATTGGCTCTAAATGTTTTAATAGCTTGCTGTACTCTTCAATTAATTGTGGTGACTGCTGAAGAAATTCTTTTAAAGTATAATTTTTAATTTCTTCCATTAGTAGTTGACAAATTTTAAATTGAATTGATTATTCCCAGCGTATAATTGCGCTTGTCGGGCAATTGCTAAACTCATAACTATGTCATCATGGTAACCAGAAGTAGCCCTATAAGTAACCTTACCACTTGGGGTAACAACCATTTCAAAAGTTTCAAGTTCACCCTTCAAATTCTCATCATTTGGGCAAGTAATTTCTTTGCTAGAAAAGGCGTTAATTAACTTGGTTATAATGTCATTTTTGCTTGTATAACTGGTGTTCCAAGGTTGAATATTCCTTATTTTATAAATGTTCTTCAGGTCATCAAATATTACTTGCCCCATATTATTTACCTCAAATAATGTATTTGCTGGCTTCCAAGCATTTAGGTTGGTAATAAGTCTTTCTTTAAGTTGTGGTGCTGTGACTTGGTTGAAGCGGTCAAAATACACTAGGTTACCATCGGCATCTACAACTGAAAAAACGGTGTAATCGTCCTTAAGGGCTAAATCGATTCCAGCAAAATAGGTCTTACCTTCAGTTGGTAACCATTGCATTTGACCATTGCAGCAATCTTCAATATTTTCAATAACAGAACTTGCATCAACGAACATTGCCAAATATTCTTGGTCAAACATTGCTTTAGGCATGTTCTTTTTCGCAATGGCAATAATAGCCTTGTTTGCATAAGGGTTATCATGGCAATTGAAACTAAAACTTTTATAACCTTTTTCCCCTTTTTTACCCCTTTGGAAATGATGAAAAAACCAGTTATTTTTTCCTTTTGGTGTGCTTATTACCAAGCATTTCTTACCAGCAACGTTTAACATTGGTAGTAAGATTTCTAAGAATGTAGATTCTTTTACAAAGGCAGCTTCATCAATGATCATGAAATTAACGGTTTCACCTCTAAGGTTGTCTTCACTGTGCGCTGATTTAAATTTAATTACACTACCATTGGTGAAGATAATTTCAGTATCACCACTAGTTTGCCTATAGCTTGCTACAAATGGGGCTTCACCAACGGCTTTTATTAGATTTTTATAGACTTTTATAGTTTGGGCATAAGTCGGTGATACCCACATAATAACGGCATCTGAATGCTCCAAACCCCACTTTATAACCTGCTGCATAGCAAGTGTTGTTTTACCAGTTTGACGGCTGGCATTCACGGTGGTGAATAGATAACTTAGATTATCACAAGAATTATGTACTTGAAGCTGTTTACTATATGGTGTATATAATTGAACGTCCACTTATTACTTCTCATCTTCTTTCATTTTTTCAATTAAAAGCATGCGAATTAAAGCACTAACGGTTAACCCTAAACTTTCAGCATATTGGGTTACTTTAGTTTTAAAAATTTCATCACTCCTAACGATTATTAATTTTTCCTTACTCATATATACATTGTATATATATAAGTAGTGTGAATGTCAGTAATTGTTGAAGTTTTTATTTAAAAATCTTCATCATCTTCACCTTCCTGATCTGGCGTTACGTCAATGACATCTTTTGTATTTTCCTCAATTTTTGCAGCACCCCCAAAACTCACCTTAAAAGTATTACTTACTTCAACCTTTTGGCTCTCATAACTACCAGTTAACTTGGCAATTGTATCAACGGACTGGTTTAAATCTCTGGTTGTAATTATCTGCTTTAATCGGTTGAATTTCGCCTTGTCTTCATCGGTTAGTTCATCTTGCATTGCTAATTGCATAAGCTTGAAATAAGTTATACTTACATCCTCCAACTGGTTAACCAGTTTATCTCTCATTTTATCATATTTTTTTTCCATCTTTCTTTCTACATATTTGCAATATTCTGGGTTTTGATTTCGGGCATATATTGTACAAGTGCTGTGACTTTGGTACTTCCCACTACCTTGTTTTGGTCGTTTTTTTATGCCATTTACCAGCATATATGCTGTTATGTTGTCAAAACAACTGTAATAAGCATCTATCAATTGTTTTTGATACTCTGACCTACATTTTACTGCCATATTTTAATAACCATTTTCATATAAATAGGCTTCTTTATTCCTACGTTTCTTCAAGCCTTTAGATTTTTTCCCACCAGCATATACCCACCTCTTAAACTCGTCTTGAATTGTGTTACCATTTGGGTTAATATTTACCTTTTTAAGAAGTGTACTTTCACCAAAATTGCCTTGACCAACGTTATAGCAGAATGATACTAATGCATCAAATTGGTGTTGTGATAATGGTGAAGTGACCAGTTTTGTTACCCACTTCTCAAAGGGTCTAATAATAAGTTTCAACATGTTTTCACCTTGGGTAAGTGTAATTGGTGAATCAGTCATTTTTACAGGCTGATTATTTGGGTAAAATGTGAAGCCATAACCAATTGTGGCAACACCAGCAGAATCATAATAAGGTGAATTTCTCCACCCCTCACTTTTTTTCAAATGGTTTAATCCTTTTTCACTTATTCGCACTATTCATATTCATTTTCTTTTACGTTATTTTAAAAATCTGTTACTGGTTGATTACTTATTAAAAATTCATAATAACTACCAGTGTGGTAATTGGGGTCAGCCGTTGTAGCATCTATTCTAATAAAATATGTACCAACATCCAAAGCTAAACCATTTGGGTAATTATTTACAGATACCACATCACCCATTTGGCAACCAAGACCACCTCCAGCAGCATGGGCATTTCCAAATTCTATATCATCTACCATGACGGTCATTTTATCGTAATTAGCACTTTCCAATTCCCCTATACCTTTCCAATTGATATAAATTTTAATTGGTTTATTTACCGTTATCTGACATATTGCGGTGGCATATTGCGTATTTGAATTATCACCCCCACAATTCTGGCTATCTTCCCAATCTACCCGAAGACCATAACCACCATTTTTATATGTCCACAATGCTGAAGATGGAAAAGAATCTTTATAATAAACTCTGGTGTTGCCATTATGGGCGTCACCAATTGCACCTTTATCTGTGAATTCCCAAGCTCCTGTAATTTCATACTCTGGTAAAACTTCGGGTGGTACGTCAAGTTCTTCTACTACTGTAGTAACTTCATATACATCACTAATCGCTACTTTATCACCATTGATACTATCTATTCGAATTTGATAAGTTCTACCAGAATTTAAATTCGTAAAGATTGCTGAAGTAATAACAGAATCAGCTACCGCAAATAATGTATAATTAGCATCACTAATTTCTTTATAATATATTTCTTGGTAATCAACGTTATTTCCAGCCGTCCAATCAAAATCGAATGAAGTTTCATCAACATTGGTTGCTGTTAAATTCGTTGCTGGGGTTGGGGTCAAGGCTTCAATATATTCACTGATAGTTGCACTTTCGTAATTACCATATTGATTAATACTATTAATTTTTATTTGATATGTTGTCAATAAGCTTAGTCCATCAATTGTAATATTATTGACCAAGTTATTAACAGTATCAAAAAGAATGAAATTTTCATCACTACTTACCTTATAATAAATTTCTTGACTATCGACAAAATTACCAACGGTCCATGATAAATCGAATGAAGTTTCACCAACATTTGATGTATTTAAATTCGTTGCTGGGGTTGGTAATGCTATTGTAGTAAATGAAGCTATATTACTATACACGCCACCATAAGCATTTATACTCTCAATTCTTACATCATAAGAAGTATTTTTTGTCAAATTATTTAATATGCTAAACGAAAAATGACTTTCTCTAGTTTCATTGAGTATCCAGGTTGAATCAATCGAACGCTTATAATAAATCACCAATGAATCAGCATTTGTACCATTAGTCCAACGTAGCACTGACTGTGTTTCGGTTATATTGATGAAATTCAAATTAGTTACTGGCGTTGGTAAACTTAGTGTAGTTCTTACTTCTTTAGGTTCACCTTGACCGTTACCATCATCACCAACTGCCCAAACAGTAACTTCATATAATGTATCACCATCTAACCAATCAAAAAGATGGCTTGTACCTGTTATTTGTGTTTCACGTATAATTGTCCAAGCTGAATCTAATGCTTTTTTAAACCGTATTAAATAGTAATTAGCATACTCAACTTCATCCCAATTAATGGTAAAACCATTGTTATTAACATCTGTTATTACAAATGGTGGTGGTGCTGGTGCTCTGGCTGCTTCCAACAAATGATATGGGGGGCAATTAACACTTAAATAGTCAGTATATAAAGGGTGGTCATTCGTATATATTATTCTCACATATTGCATTATTTGCGCTTTAGTCAAGATTTTGGTGGGGTCATTCGGTAAAGGCATTATCTGTGTATACCCCTCATTATCTATCATATATTGCAGATCACTAAAAGTGATTAAAGCCCCGTACTCCCTAGCCATTATTTATCATTTTCTTCAATTCTGTTATTTCATTTTTTAGTTCCTGAATTGCTTTAGCTTGTATAAATAATGTATTATATAAATTTACTGCATCACCTTTTTCGCTTAAAAATTCTTTAGGTGTATCTTCAGCAATTACCCCTATCTGGTTATTGGCATTGGTATCTTTTCTATCAAAACTTACAATGCTTAACTTTTCCACCAATGCAAGGGCATTTCCGTCAAAATCTTTAATATTGGTCTTTAATTTTCTTAAAGAAGTTTCATAAAACTTTGGAGCATAAATATTACCACTAAAATTAGCACCAGTTAACTTAGCATATCTATCATCGTGGTAGTGAACTTTTGCTGCATATTCACTATCATGGTTATGATTATTCAATGCATAGTAATTACCAATGCTAAATGTTACATCACTTAAATTACCTCTATTCAGGGTTACCGTTCCATCACTGAAATTACCATTGGTTACATAGTCATTACCATCTGAAGTGCCACCACCAACTAATTCAGATAATAATTTAGTTGTACCATTATCTAATAATACTTTATCACCAGTTCCACCAATTATTTTATAGCCATTAGTGATATATGCATAGCCGTCCTCTTGAATGTAAAAAGTTGAATTTTTGGTCGTTGGTGAACTACCCGTATTAAAATTAATCAGAAAACGACCATAAGCATAATCATTATTGGAATCAATTGTTAAACCAAAATCACCTTCACTTTTTAACCATAACATATAATTATCTAATGATTGAATTTTTGCGTGTGTTAAGCCATCTTTTTTAAACGCAATTTCTGGGTTATCAAAATTTTTATCAAAAATTAAATCACCACGCATCACACCCAAATTTCGATTCAAATAAGTGCTATCATGGTTGTGATCATTTAATGCATAATAATCACCAATATCAAAAGTTATATCACTTAATTCACCCCTATTTAATGTAATTTTTCCGTCACTGAAATTACCATTGGTTACAAAGTCATTATTACCTAATTCAGATAACGGTTTTGTAGTGCCGTCATCTAGCAAGATATTTTGACCAGTTCCACCAATTAATATTACACCCTCAGTTTCTATTGTTCTTTTAACTGTTAGTCGTCCAGACTCATGAAGATACATTAATGGGTCTGAATCATCTTGATTTGTATACCAACCAAAATAATTTAAATGATATGAATTATCATTATCGATAAAAAATCTCATATTAGTATCACTAAATAATTTTAACCCGAATGTATCGCTAATTATTTTACTAATACCTAAACTTAAACTACCTGCTTGTATATCACCAGTACTAAAATTTAAAATAATTTTTGTATCATTTGTACTACTTTCAAAAGTTAATATATTACTATAACGACCATAAGATTTAATTCTAAAACCACCAGTACTTAATGAATATAATATGTCTCGATCACCATTACTTGCCCTAATTCTTATACCAACGTTATTAGTACTACCATCATCAATTACTAAATCTTTTTGAAAACCATCATTTAATGTTATTTTATTATCTTTTCCTATAATAACTTTAGCATTTGGGTCAACACTAAAAAGTGTGTTTTTATAAGGAGCATTTCTATCGGTAGCATCAGCTAAGTCTCTACTAATAATTTTAAATACATCATTAACTGCGTTTGCTTTTAAACCAATTGATATACTATTCCAATTAGGTGATTCAATAATTGCACCATCTGGGTACTCATTAATATCAATACCACCAATTGATGCTTTTGTTGATACTATGGTTGGGGTATTTAAAATACCATCTTTAGTAAGATTGAAAATAATTTCTTGTGCATCTTTATTATTAGTAATTGTATTAGGTGTGTTAACGATATAAAACCCATCATCATTCCCATTACCATCTAATTTAAACACAAACTTACCTGAAGATGTTGATTTGAAGTATAAACCATTATCGGTACCACCTATTAGTGTGTTTATATCAGTATCACTAGTATCTAGACCTTTAATAAAAGCATTTCCGAAATTTAATTTTTGCTGACCAACAAACCCATCTTCACGTATATTATTAATTGCATTCGTTTCAGCTTGGTCAGCCTTTTGTTGTGCACCTTCTTTACTCTCTAAATGGTTAGTGTTATGGAGGTGATGAAAATCACCAGTTTGCCCTACTCTGCTAACAGTTAATTTAACAACGCCCTCTTGAGTAAGCGTAGTTACACCGTCAACATCGGTGTTATTTAAAATCGAAAATTCAGATAAATTTATTTGCCATACATCACCATCATTTTCTTCAAGTGTAATAACATTGGTTGAAGCATCATAAGTGGCATTAGTTATACCAGTTTCGGTCAAATTTAGTCCAGATAAATCAATATTTGTTACTTGGTCAACACCATCTTCATGTGTAAACCTTAAATATAATCTATTACCTTGTAATTCAAGGGGGTGAAGCTTGGTGATAGTTTCATTTATTGTTATATCTCTTAATTGTGCAATTGGGTGTTTATCGGAGTTTTCATTTGTTGAAGTGATAGAAGTATAAGCCAATAAATCTTGTGTTGGTGTTCCAACTCTGCGAAGTAATTTTGTTTTTTCATCAAAATATAAATAACCTTCAGCAACACCACCAGCAATGGCATCTTCATCATTTGCATAGCTCATTAAATTTGAAAAATCTTCAGTTTGATAACCAGCATTCGAGTGGTTACCCCAACTAAATGCCGTTTGTCCTCTGGTTATCCTAACATCATTTCCTTCAACGACTTCACCAGCAGTTTGCCCAAAATTCTTATTAAATGCGCTATTTTTATCAAATGCGTCTTCTTTTTGGTCAATTTTAGATTGCCAATTAATTGGAGTGCCACCAACACCACCAGAATAAGTTGTACCAGAATATAAAACAGGAATAAGTGCAGCCATTAGACTACCTCTATCACCGTAATAATCACCGTTTATACTTATTTCAGTAAAGTTGGTGATAGATAATAACTGGTTTTTTATGTCGTGAATGTTGTAAATTGCAACGCTATCTTCACCCATTTCAACTGGCTGGTATACCCTTGAAAATTTCTTATTATTCAGGGTAAAATAATTACTATTTACTTCATAATTAATCGCTATCATTTAAGGATTTCACTTTAAATCTTCTGGTAATTTCACTTCACTATGTGCTTCATAGTATGCTAGTTGTGCGCCTAACTTGTTAACTATATCTGTTAGCTTATCCACTTGTTTTTTTAAATTTTCAACCGTAATTTCAAGTTCACTTTTTTCATATTTTAGCTCACTTTTTTCACTTTTTAATTCAAAATTTTCTTTTCCAACTTTTTCAATTTTACCTTCTAAACATTCTATTCTTTTCACTTGAATAATATCTTCGGCTGCTTTTCTTTTTGCATAGTCATCAAGCATCGTTTGGTAAAGCTGAAGATTCTTTTCAATCACATCAGTTGCAGATAAATCAACCTCTTTTTCTTTCGCTTTTAAGTTTAATTTTTCAAATATTTTATCCTTATTTGCCCCAAGATATAAGGTAGCTATAGGCACTACAAATGGCAATAGTTTGATTAAACTATCTAGTGTTATAACTATTATTGGTATAAGTTCAAGCATGTCTTAAAGTCGTTTATTTGAGCTTGGTAAGAATGTGAATTTCACATTGTTGAAGCTATTGTTATCGTTATTAATGTGACTTTCATTTTGTCTTGCCCAGACCGTAAATGTTTTTACATTTTGATTTAAATAACCTTCAATCATTTGCCATTTTTGCGCTGCATCTTGGTTGTTTTGACTTACCAAATCTTTAATCATATTTCTATCAACCGCTTCACCGTCTTGGTATTGCTTTTGAACCATCCCAAATGGTGTAACAGAATTATTAATTTCATATAAATATCTGCTATATGTATAGTCAGCCAGAAGCGATTTAACACCCTCATGTTGAATTAAATAACCATTCTTATCTTCATATTCAGCACCTTCAATTAAGTCATTATATTCAGCTTCATTTGCGTTTTTCTGAAGGTCTAAATAAAAGCCATTACCAAGTGTTTTTTTCAAATCGATTAAACCACCTTCAATGCATTGTTCAACCTTACTTATATCGTAGTTATTACCTATATTTTTATAGGTTGCAAAGTCTTGGTGTGATAGTATATTATTGGTCATTTACTTGGTTGGATATTAAGTCTATACGCCCAGAAATTGGATGTTTATAATTATTCATAATGTTGGTGAATATTTCTTCAATTTTCATTCTTTCTTCCTCACGTTCTTGCCACATTATTTGCATTATTGATTTATATAGTTCACCAGAATTGCCAAAAATTCCGCTATCTGAAGGGTTGATTAATGAAATTGGTACGTTAAAAGCTTTAGCTATATTTTTTTCAACCTGACTTTCTGAATATCTAAACAGTTCATCGTTGTGTTCACTGGTTAAATCTTGAAGATTTATTTGTTCATTAAGGTCAGAAGATGCATCAGGGCTTTCCAGTAAAATCACACTATTTGAATTTTTACTTCCCCTTACGGCATCCAAATTATTTAGAAATGTTCGTCTGTCTTCTGGGCTGTTAAATGGCTTGGTTACCAGTAATTTAGTATTTAGAAAGCCATCGTTTGAACCTTTTTGTCTAAATTCTGAAGCTTGAATTTCTGAAACCATGTCGTTCAAAATGCAATCGGCATCGGACAAGCTATATATTTCATTGAAGTATTTTTGTAGGTGAATAATTTGCCCTTTATATTTTTGAATACCTCCAGCATTTTCAATTTGTGATTTGATAATTTCTGGGTTTAAATTGAAGCGGTCAACGATTTGGATTGCATTTGTATCTACCCTGCCATTTTGACCATCCCAATTGCTGTAAACCAAGTATTTACCGCTATAATCAACGTCATCACGCTTACCAACACGCACGTTTTTGGAAGGTACACTTTCAATGGCACTTATTTCACCTAAAAGATTGAAAGAAAGCCAAATAAAAGCGTTATTGTGTTTAATATATTCACGTACTGAAGTTCGTATTACATCATTTAATGTCTGCCCCTTGCTGTTAACTATAACATGACCATTCGCAACACCTTTACCAATGATTGCTTTTGCGCTTTTATCAACGGCATTTTTTGCGGTAACGCTGGCGTTAAGTAAATATTCTAAAGTGTTGGGGTATAAATTATCTAAGCCCCAATTGAAGCATTCATTTCTTAAATTTTTACGGACATCTAAGACATTATGTTTTATTTCATTATAATGGATTTTCACTATTCATTTTCGGTTTGATTTTGTGTTATTATCCTGTCAATAAATGAAGATTTACTACCACCAAATTCAGCTTTAACTTCTGGGTATTTTTCACGCAATTCACTGAATTTGTACTTCATCAAATGCTTCTTTTGGGCTTCCTGATCTTGGGTTAACTCAATAACTTCATCTTCTTTAACCTCTTTATTTTCAAGGCTTAACATACCTTCTCAATTTTCAGGATATTTACTAAAAAGTTTAATTCTATTCTTATTTATTTTCAAGAATTGAATTGCTAATTGGTCTGTTATTATGTTGTTATTAATTGTTCTGCTATCACCTTTTTGAAGTCGATAGTAAGCATTATTTTTAAGTTCAAAATTGCTCATATTGAAATGTCTTTTTAATTTTAATATCATTTCATTTAAGCTACCACGGCAAGAAATACACACATTTTTACCTAACTTTTCAGTGTAAAATTTCACTAGCACCTTCAAATTATTTGGTTCGGTCATTTGGTGAAATGGTAATTTTAAAATGTCTTTAATGGTCATTTGAAATGATGTTAAAAGCACTGAAAAAAGCAGATAAAGGGGTTAACTTTTCTGCTTTATTCTTGCTATTTTTATTGTTATTTTATTATCCTACTGAAGCAAAAAGTGCATCAAAGCTTGTCTTACTGGTTTGGTAGTCGGTTTCTAAAAAGATTGAATAAGGGTAATCTTCATAGCTGTTTTCTGAAGTGCTGATTGTGAATAGAATACTACTTGAATTCTCGTTGGTATTCATTGTCATTTCGGACAACTCCAACCCAGCTTCCCAGCCTAGCACCTTAAATGCTTCTAATTGGTCAACACCAGAATAATTTGATTCAAATACTACCACAAAACGCCCTGCTTTTAGTTCGTTTGCTCTTTCTGCGTTTGTTGCAGAAGTAGTGGTTAATCGGGCAAGAAATGAGTGTGTAAAGCCGTCAAAATCTTCAGCATTTGGTGTATATTCTACAGAAGCAGAACCAAGTTCTTTATACCAAGAAAGTTGGTAACCAGTTGCACCAGATTTCAAGGCTAAATTGCTAACGGTTGCGCCACTCACGGTTGATGCACCAAAATCAACATCTTCGTAGTTGATTATCACCGCTTTACCGCCTTTTATGCCTCTTTTGGGCTTGTCATCGCAGTTAAATTCAATATCACCACTAAGTTTATCTATGCATGCCATTTGTTTTTAAAGTTTATAATGTTGGGGCTAAAACACTTAGCCCCCATTTTTGTTATTGTTAGGTTGAATTATACTAATGTAAATTCAACAATTTCTTCAGGGTTAATTATCTGTACGCCAGACTTTGCCTTAACTCTTAAGTATACTTTATCAGTTACTTGGTCATAAAACATGTCAGCAACTTGGTTTTCATTTTCGACATCGCTACCTACAATGAAATTTCTACCAACTGAAGCAACTAATTTTGAAGTGCCGTCAAGTCCGTAAACTCTCTGAAGTGTTGCACCAGAACCACCAATTTTGAAAGTACCTTCATCGTGTTCAGCAGAATAATGGTATAAATTTTTGTTTTTCAACGCTTTGATATACAAATCAAATACGTCATCACCTACAAGAATAGTGAAGGTTTTATCTCTTTTTACCTTTGCTGGTGCAGCATCACGCATACCTTCAACAATAGCAATTACGTTATCAACGGTTATACCGTCAACTGCTGCAATTCCTTCAGTATTTCCATCAATTACATCACTTGAATTATTGATTAATTTTAAAAATCCATCAAATAAATCGCCAGAAGATTTATCACCTTGCCAGTACATTACTTCTAACTTTTCAGCAATGTCAGCCAGTTTTACATCTACTAATTTTTCTTCCCATTCTCGTGGTGCATCATGGTTGTTAGAACCAGGTGCAAGTACCATATTTGGGAATTTCGTTTGTAAGTCATCGTTACAGTAGTCTTCATATACAGTGAAAGGTGCAACGCTAATTGTTACCATATCACCTTTTGTGCTACCTGAAGGTGTTGCACAACTACCTGATTGTAAGGTTACACCACCACTGATGTAAGGAATTTCGGCAGAACCTTTAATACCTGCCATGTATTGTGCAAATTTAGAGGTATCACCACCTGCGAATAATGTTGCACTTAATACTTCATTTTCTCTTTTAATGTAGTCATTAAAATTTGTTAAGTCATAAGCCATTTTTTATTGGTTAATTTTTCTTTTTCTTATTGTTATTTGCGCTTATTTCTAAGTGCATTTGTCAAGTAATTGCCTGAATTACTGTTATTTAATTTTTGGATTTCGCTTGGTTCATTTTCGATTGCAGAACCGATTTCTTTTTTTAATGCTTTGATTTCCAATTGAAGTTTTTCTTCTTTTTCAGAAAATTTGGCTTCAGCTTTTTTAAGAATTTCAGCTTCTAGCTTTTTTAAGATTTCTTCAAAGTCGATTTCATCTTCATCAACATCTTCAGAAGTTTCTTCAACATCAGTTTCTTCAACCGCATTGGCTTCATCTTCGGTTTCTTCAGTTTCTTCAACTGCTGGTAAAATTTCTTTTACTTTACCATCTTCAATGGTGATTTTGCTGCCATCTGGCATAAGAATTTCATCACCTTCAGCTTCTACGGCATCACCTTCACTTGGTGTATCACCTGTGCTTAGGTCTGGAAATTTCACTTCAACACCGTTTGCATCTTGAAGGGTTAAAGCGTTGATTTCTAAATCTTTTTCAACCTCTTTAGCCAAATCGCTGCCATTAATGAAAGAAGCTAATGCACTTAAAAACTTTTCAGTTTTCGTCATTTGTTTTTCGTTATTATTTATATCGTTATTATAAAATGCCACGGCTTTAATTGAAGTGTAAACACCTGTGGCGAAGCCCATTGATACCGCATCAGCAGCATTTAAAAAGGTTTCTTTTTGAAGTAGTTTTTCAACCGTTTCTTTATCAATTGAAGTGTAAACAGAATAGAAATTGATAAAATTGGTTTCAATTTCCTTCAATTGTTTTGCAACATATTCAAAATCAGAACTATTGCCCTGCATTTGCGCCCACGGCAAATGAATCATAAAACGGTCTTCACCTTCAGCCAATAACCTGACATCACCAGCCATAAAGATTGATGCTGCAATGCTGTAAGCCATTGTGGCTTTGGTGGTAATCGGTAAATTTAGATTTCTTAAGTATCTATAAATCGACTGTCCTTCATCTACATCACCACCAACGCTATCAATCAAAACTTCAACGCTGTCAGGCTTCTTAAAGCTTTTAAATTGACGTATAACGTCAAGTAAATCAGTATCTTCACCGATAACACCAGATATATAAATTGTTGCTTTTCCACTCATTAATGATAATTAGTGAGCGCATTAACAATTGTGTGTACATTGGTCATTTTGATGAACAATCACCAATAAAAAAACCCCCACAATAATTAAACTGCGAGGGCTTCAAAAAACACTTATTATGATCTATTTACATCAATCAATCATTTCAATTAAAAAGCTAATAAAAGCTTCTAACATTTTTTCGGCATCTTCATTATTTTTTTTCATAACGGTTGGGTTTATTTTTCACCATTTTTTTAAAGGGCATTTTTCATTTTGTACTCTTATTTTGGCTGGCAGATAGCAACCACATTCGTTGCAAAGCATGCCTTTTATTTCAATTATGTCATCACCATCCCAATGGGCAATGCTTTTTGAATATCTTTTGAATGGACATTGCTCGCAAATTTTTACACGTTCTTTTTCAGTTTCGGTAAGGGCAGCACCAGTTAAGTGCTTCCCCCAACCTTTGATTATATTATTTATCTTCATCAGTCTTGAAAAATTTATAATTTTTCAAATCAGAATCGTAAATACTCTGTTTATCAGTGCTTTGTATGCTTCTTTCCCTTTGGTCAGATAAGACATAAAGCCCAAATTTGATTAGTTCGGCTTCCACCTTTTTTTGATCGGTTATTATTTTACTTGGGTAGTAAATAATTAAGTAATAAGCCATGTAAAATATTGATAAGTAAGGTGTTACCAATATGGTTAGTAAGGTGATAATGGCAAGCCATAAGATGTGATTATATAGTATATTTTTTTTCAGATTTTTCATCTTTTTATTTGTTAGCATTTATAGTAATAAACTGTAATTCAAGCCAGTTTTTAATTTCTTCAAGTATTTCTTCTTGCTTTTTTTCCTTGGTTGTTTTGAATTTAATTGCAACTCTAATTTCGATTTCTGTGAAATTTTTTGCTTGGTCAGTTTTACTTCTCCCCCAACAATTCACCCATTCTATACCTTTAATTGATCGAATTTTTTTCAGGATAGTTTTTTTTAGATCACTATTTTGCCATTCATATTTTTTTTGTCCGATTGCGACAAAATCTATTGCGTAATTGTGCGGTAAAATTGGTACTATTTTTATCATTTTATTTTTTGATTCATTTTTGTTATTATTCGCCTTACAGTTGTTTGGCTTATGCCGTATTTCTTGGCTAATTGGTTGTATTTCTGCATTTTGCTGCCTGTTAAAGTAAAATACACTTCATATATTTCTAATTGCATTATGATAGCTGGTGAAATGTGACCATTATTCATTAGCTTAACAATTGTTGTCACATTGTCATTAATTAATTGATAGTTAGTCATTTAATGAAGGTGTATGTAATTGTATTATTCGTTCAACCTTTTTTGCGGTCTTTATTTCCGTTATTTCTCCGTAAATTTTTTGAATCAAATTTTCACTTAAATTTTCCTCGTAAAAACGTTGAAAAATAAATTTGTGAATAGGATTTTGAATTTTATTTAAAGTACTGTTATACAAATTATTATCTTCAATTTTTTTGTGGTCATCTTCAGCGTAAAGAATTTCATTTATTGTTACGTCTTCATTTTCTTCACTCTCAAAATCAGCAGAATAGGTTTCAATTTTCTCATATTTTTTTAGAAAATAAATAAGACCATTCCAAACAACTACATAGGCATAACTATAGAATTTTACATGTTTGGTTGGGTCAAATTTTAATGAAGCCTTGTGCAATAATAAATAAGCTTCAGAAATTAAATCTTTACGCAAATGACTTGGATAGTGCAACTTACCTACTATAGTATGTACAAGTTTTTTACATTCATCACTGTTTATATCAATTTTTTCTTTCAA